GAGTTTTTCAGTTTCTTGACTTTCCATAGATTGCGTGCTAAGACCCCAACTACAGAGCACACAACCTATGTTTTTTTAACCATTTCTTTTTCCACAGGTTTTTCCACAGAGTTCTCCACAGGTATTGTGGAGATCCTTGGTGGTTACTGGGGAGCTCCTGTGCGGAGTACATCTGTATAGTATGCTAATGATTGGTTTTTACTACTATACTTGGTGATGATGTATGGTGCCTGTAATAGTTGGGTGAAGGTGGTTGTTTTAATGACTCTGATGTCATCTGATGATAGTCTACCCCAACGTGAATAGGCAAAGAATAGTTTAAATGCTGTAGTAATCATTTGTATGACTCCAGCACTTGAGCGATGACTCTAATAGATTGTTGAAACTCTTCAGCATCTTGTCCACCTTGTACGATGTATGCCAATTCTTCTAGGGCATCATCAACAGTGAGAGTATTAGCGTAGGATTCACGCTGATAGGCAACTTCAAGCATTTCTTCGTGAGTCATCGTTGTTGGTTGGTGATGTGGTTATTATAGCACGAATGGTGCTTAATATCTAGGAGGAATGTTGAAGGATTGTGTCACTTGTTCTTGTGTCACATCATTGTCTAGGGATGTGGGGCGTTGGTGTAGGATGAGAGACTGTAGTGCTTGTGATTTGGTTACATTGTTTTGTTGTGTTGATACAAGACGGGCGAGGACCTCTTGTAGATCACCATAGATTTCGACTGATGTTGTTAGTGGATCTTCTAGGTAATTTTGAATGACACGTTCCAATTCAAGTTTATGTTGTTGGGAAGACATAGTATTTGAAATGAGTGAATGGTTTAGGGTGATGACGTTGAAGGAATTTAATAGCGTGTTCTTCACATTCAAACCACGCTACACGTTTCTCATTCTTTATCTCTACACGGTAGGGGAAATGAGGATGAGGGAATAGTTTAATGTCACGTGATCTTGTGGGCGGTTTAATGGAAACCGAACCTTTGGACTTTCGGGTCTGGCGAGTTGTACCAGAAGTCGTGGTAGTCTTCTTCCGACGCTTCGGTGATGATGCCGCGGCTTTTAGTTTTGTCTCTAAAGATTGTTGTGTTTTTACCTCGTTTGGCGGCGTAGTCTTGTTCCGCTTGGGTTTTGTCGAGGTAGTTTTGGATGAGCGCCTTGAAGTCGTTTTCGGTGTAGGAGTTGAGGATACTTTCTTGCGGGTCGTTTTCGTCCCAGGTGATGTTAAAGCTTCCGTCTTGGTTTTGCGTGACATCAATCATAAGTTAAATAGGACAGAGTTTGTTCTACTTATGGGGTGTAGGAACTGTGATAATGTGTCCCTAGAGGATCTAGAGAATGCTATGTTCGCACATCTAGTACGAAAAGTCAAGGGTAAGTTTACAATCACCACTGATAGTGGTATAATCAAATCATTCGATACATTTAACGAAGCGAAGGAGTTTATTTTTAATGGTGGCGTCCAAGACCTCTGATAATCGTCGTGTTGTTAAGCATAATTGTGAAGGTGAATCATTCATTCGTGAATACGTAGGACATATACCACCAGACTTTTGTGATGTTATTATTCGGTATTGTAATGATATTGAATCAGGTCGTTGTCGTCAGGAGCAAGGTGCCTGTAACATTGAAGCGCAACAGTTTGAGCGTAAAGATTGGTTCTTCTGGATGACTGAAGGAACATCGCCTGGTGTACGTAATACATTACTAAATGCGTGGAGTAAAGTCTGTAGTAAGCAATACTTAGAAGAATTTGGTCAACTAACAAAGGGTGAATTCTGGATGAGTGCTGCTAAGATCCAGATGACACAACCTGCTGGTGGTTTTCACAATTGGCATTACGATAATGCTGGTTACTTTGTGCAAGACCGTGAGTTTGTAATCATTACATACTTGAATGATGATTTTGATGGTGGTGAAACAGAGTTTTTATACCAGGGCATTCGTGTAAAACCTGAGAAGGGCAAGACTGTTATCTTCCCTGCAAGTTATACACATATGCATAGAGGAAACCCGCCCATCGGTGGTACAAAATACATTGCAACAACGTGGGCGAGTCGGTTACCAAGAATGAATCCTGATAGCGGTGATGCTGAAGCGCAACAGTTGATTATGCCTTCAGAACAAATGATACGGCAGTGGTCTTAAAAATCAACCTCGTATTTACCGTAAAGATAAGCAAGAACTTCGTCTCTGTACTCTAACAACTCGTGATAACATTTCTGGTTGTGAGCACATTGGCGAAGTTCGTGATCAGGTTTATAAACTGACTCGATAAACAACCCCAGGGCACGACGACGTTTGTCGGATTTAAGTTCGTTGTCCATAAGTGTGTGTTTAGAACAAGGTAGTTTATAATGGTTTCTTAATCAATGTCAGAATTACCACACTTTTCTTTAGATTTCAGATCAAACAGATGTGGTGATTGTTCGCCATTAAGATAAGCAAGAATGGCGTTCACACGATTGGTTTGATTCTGATAGTAATCCTGTATCTCGTACAAGGATGTTTTGAGATCGGAGATGAAGTCGTATGGAGTAACATCTGTATCGTTGTTAATGTACTCCATAACAATATCATCTAACAGACCACGCATATGTTGTCTGTATGTATCATTATACCTGCTCTTCTGATTCAAGTCGTCCGAGTTCTTTTGCGAGGTGGAGGTAGAGTTCGTCACATCGGGTGTTATGACTACGTTCGACGTTTCTTTGCTGGGACTTTGAGAGGAACTGGAGGGCATCTGCGAGGACTTTAACTTCATTGGGAGTTAGGCGAATACAGTGACGCATAGCATAGGTATTGTCAATAGTATTATAGATCAGCGTGCAGCAGTTCGTCAACAGTCATCTCAAACTCTGCTGCTTTTATTTCAAGATGATCACAACAGGTGTCATCATCGTGGAGATCAAGTTCTCTCGTATCAACAAATGCAGTGAGTTTACCAAACAAATCGTCAAGGAATGCGTGATCTTCTTTAGAAAACATTGGTCCAGCGAGTGTGTTGTGCTTTGGTGATTTGTCCTGCGTGTAGCATATTATCGCACACATTACAGAACACTTGAAACTTTTCAGTCTTGGTGAGAGCACTGCCAGTGCAGCACTCTTGAATAGTTTTGATGATCTGTGATTTAGATGTGATCATAATCAGCAGGCGAGGGGAGCGTAGTCAGGACCGTTGTAGCAGTGGATGTTGAAGTCTGTGACCTGAGCACCGTTGGCAATGTGCTGGTTAGCATCGTAGATCATCTCAGACTTAACGATGGTGGAGAAGGTGCTCATCTCATTGTCAGCACCAGGATGCCAGGTCACGCGACGCACGTAGCGGGTGCCAGACGGGGTGACGGGGTAGTAGTCAACTTGAGTGGCGGAGGTGAGGAGTTGCATCGGTGTCCTTTGCTGATGAACATATTATAGGGCAGATCAGGCGCTGCGCACCTCACCTGCGACCACTACGTCAGCTGGCACACGGGAGACGGTGTAGCGACGGATCTGCTGAGAGAATTGACGCCAGGCATCGACGGTCTCGTTCACGATGCGGTTGTGCTGACGGTCAGCGCCCTTAGCAGTTGTGCACTTGCCACACTTGCGGAAGTATACGATGGGGTGCTGAGGAGCGTCCACGGTGTCGATCTCGATCTTGTAGTAGCAGTGCTTCACGACTTGGACGGTCATCGAGTCTCCCTCGTTTGGTATGTACCTATTATAATGCCCCCACCGCGATGCGGCAGGGGCTCTGTGCCACCTTATGAACTGAACACTGGCATCACATCGATGCACGTTATTGCGGGATCCTTAGCAAGGTTTTCCATAATGTGTTGAGCATCATCCAAGTTGTAGACGATAACCTCTTGTCTAGAGGTATATGTACTTTTTTTCTTGGGTTTCCTCCACGACACGCTGTACTTCATTGATTTTTTTGATGTAATCGTTTGCATAAGACCACCTGTGACCAGTGATGCCCCAACGAATCCACGCAAAAGATGCGTCTTTATACTCTTGGAGCGGAAGTCCAGGTGTGTTGAACACGGGACGCACTAATCTATAGTCATATTCATTGACTAAGTAGCGCATTTGTCCCGCAACGGTGTTCGGATCGCACGCATATGATGCGCAGAATGTACCAAGACCCTTGATACGTTGCTCTGATGTCCACTGAAGTAGACCAAATCCTCCGCTTGTGTTGTTATAGCAGTGCTCATATGAGTTAGCAAGCGCAGGATAAAAACCTTCACACGCTAACGGGTTGAAGTTTGATTCTTGTTTAATGTTAGCAAGAATAACAGCAGCTGCATTTTTATCTGTGACGCCATCTTCTTGTAGGACATTAAGAACTACCTGTTCTGTGGGCGTACAGAGGGCACAAACTAGTGCTACTGATGCAATGGCACTTGACATAGTGTTTCATAGTGTTAGGGACGCTTCTAGGTGCCTCTCAGGAGACTCGTTCAAAGTCTTCGATCTGATCAACACAAACTTCGTACTGATTTGCAATCAAATAGTAATGATTACCAGAACCTTCTTCTACCTCACGTACACCAAGGTACTTGAGTTCTGTCTCATCAAACTGATGCTCCCGCATAGCTGCTTGAAGTTTCAGGTGTAGCAATTCGCTTTTGTGAGGTACCAACATAAACCTTGTGCAATTGTGTAAGTGAACTGATCTTTTTTTCAGGGTAAACTACACACTCCCCCCAGTGTTCACGTGGTATGCATACACACGTTATATCATATGGACAGCGAGCGTGTTGATCTTGGAGATCGCATTTGATGGTGACTGTGATGTATTGTTCATCGACAAAGAATACCATACCACTCACATTGCAGTATGGTGCGTGAATCCAGTCTCCAACTTCAAACATAGAATTAGTGGCGAGATACGGTGTCTTTAATGTAGCAGGGTTGACCTGTCAACCATTTAGGATACTCGTTATCTTCCATTGCTAGGGAGAATTGCATCTCATTGTCAAAATAGTATACATCTGACCATCGTGATGAATACTCACCTTGCATTTGGAGACGATAGTCAGGCATACCATTCTCTAGCGTACCTGCTGTGACGAAACGGAAACCGTTCTTCTCTAGAATAGTTTTGTACATAGGATGATGACAATGGTGATAGTGTAGCAGATTATTTCATATAGAGGTAACCACCTGCCCAGTCAGCATTCTCATACAACCACTCACGATCCTTGATCAGGCGCAGATCATAACGTACGTGCTTAGCAGGTGCCTTGAATGATGCTGCCTTGTAAACTTCACCAGTCTTCTTATCAACAAAGGCGTGAACACTACGGGAGGGAGGACGGTTCTCGTTAGGAACTTCCATAATGATCTTGTGATACTTACGACCACATTCGATCACAAACTTATACTCAGGAGCAGGGCGACCAGCAACAACGCCACGGTTACGAGACTTAAAGTTATCTTCGAGAGCATTACACAGCATCAGCGTCCACTTGCGGACGTTGAGTTGGATCTCGTTACGAGCGTCCTGGGTAGCGCAGAAGTCAGCGAAGGTCTCAGACTTGGGGTTGGGGAGGGAGATCATTGCCTTTGTTTGAACTGAAGTTATTATACAGCTGGTACGGTGCCCAGCACGGTGTCAGTGGACACTATCCGAACTGGACCGTCTCGTCCCAGTTGAGCTTGCGCGGCAGCGCATTCCAGGATAGTGTGTGACGCACTGTATCTGATTCATTTTGTGGGACAAGGTGTTCAAGCGCGGATGGGAACATCACCATAGTACCATTAGCAATGGGGCATTCAGTTACCTCTGTATGTTTCCTATCGATCATCATATAATGCTTACTATCATATGCATTGTTCTGCATAAATGTGGTGTTGCCATTATCCCCAGTCAGGTAGATAATGCCACTGATTGTAGACCACGGATGAGAGTGATGAGCAGTATACTCACCACGCTCACTTCTATTCACCCAAGCAGCACAGACGTGGAGCGCATCTGTAGTGGGTTCAGAATATATTTCATCAAATACATCAGCGATACGAGCATCAATCCACTCAATAAGAGGAGCAAAGGCAACGTTATCGCGAACACCACACATACTGCGAGTGTCATCAGCAGTTCTTCTCCATTCAAGTGCAGGCAGTTGTGATACTAATCCACCATACAAATCAGGCGGTAACTGGAACTGGTACACTGTCGTCGGAAACAGGTAGATCCTTTCTGGTGAGTTTTCCATAGTCAAGGTGGGTAGAGGGGTCACCGTAAGCACGGTTGAAGGCGTCGCACACTTGCTTGAGCGATGGGTCTTCCTTAGGCACAGGTTTCGCACCTTGCTTGCGCAGTTGCTGCCACGTGTAGACAGCACCGTGCGGACGCTGAGCGTGATAGAACGCTTCGAGTGCAGCAGCATCCTTGACAGACAATGTGGAGCGGTCAGGGAGGGAACCTTGTGTCACTGGTGAATTGCGAATACAAGTATTATACAAGAAAAAACCCCCTGTGTGTAGGGGGTGTGACACTTCACTCACTGTCTGCTAGTACCAGTTTCTTCATAATACAGTCAGCATAGAATAGTTGCTTCTCACGGAATACCTCACGCTTCTGCATATCGGTACTATTATTAAACTTCAGTGCTACCATCTGTTCTGCAAACATACTTTTATATGTGTGCAACATTTCTTTTAGATAACCTCTCTCCTCTAGGGTGAAAGTGATGTCACGTGGAGCGGAGAGAGTAGCGAAGGCGTCTGCCGTGTCGGTGGGAAGAGAATGTGCACCCATAGTGTTTGGAGAACTATGAGTATATTATAACACCAACGTCAAGACTGCTTGTATGCTTGTAAATCTTTTGACAAAACGTTAAATGTTCCTTCATTAGAAACATCAGGCACGTTGGTGCCACCATATGATGTCCAAGATCCATTAGCACTGGCACCACCGAAGAAGAATCGTGTGCCATCATAGTATGATGTCTGACTAAACTGATCGAACTCCGCAGAGAAGATTGCCTTACCTGTGATAGACAGAGAGAAGTCAGAATCATCATAGGTGATGAACTGTGTGCCTACCTCTTGTGCAATGCTGCTCTTCTTAGAGAAGTCAAATGGTAACTTAACAGTCAACAGTTGACGATCGTTAGGTGTACCAATATGTGCACAGGTCATCGAACTCATCAATGTACCATAGTTAGGACCTAATGCCACAATACCAGATGGTTGTGTGATACCAGAGGTGCTAATCTTGCAAGAGCGCAAGATGTTTGCTCCTTCAGGTTGATCACCACTGTAACTACCTGAATATGTCTTGACATAGTTGGCAGTACCAATTTCAAGGAGATACGTATCTAACTGTGTAAACTGGTTAGTAATAGCACAGGAGACAAATAGTCTATCTTCATAGGTACCTTTATTATAGATGCCATACATTGCTTCCTGATGATCAGGGTTGTTAGCACTGACTCTGTGATCAGTTCTAGCACCACCAGTAACACCTGTATAGTTCTGAATACCAGCAGTTTCAGCGTGACCCCAACGAACATCAGTGACAGTATCAGCACCACTGCTGTTATTAACAACGAATGCAGTGAACCCTAATGGTTTTCCATTATGAACCTTGACATCATTGTCTGCTCTCAATGTAGCAGAGATAACAACACCGTTAGTCTTACCTGCCTGGGTTTCTTTACCACCAACAGCGATCTTCAGACCAAAGATACTATTATTAGTTTCACGTTGGTAAGCATCAACACCCTTACAGAATGCCACAGTTGACAGTTGTAAGTCATCACCGATAATGTATGCCCAGTTATCAGCAGCACCAGTATTACGTGTACTACCGTTGTATCTAACTACACCGTACATACCACGTGTGGTATTACCTGTGGTGTCATATGTGTTGCCAGCGTATGCAACATACAATCTACCACCATCAGTAGCATTAGATTGAATTACATCCAAAGCAAAGATACCATCAACAGTATTGCCTGATTGTCCACCACCAATACCATAGTTCTGTCCTGTAAGAGTTATACCAACAGGAGCAGAGCTACCACTACCAGTAATACTAAGAGGCATCACACTAATTGTTGCCATCTGTGATGATGTACCACTGTTAATAGCAGTGTAATGTCCACCAAGGAATAACTTAGCAGTATTTGCTCCGTCTAAAGTAACAGCACAGGCGTGGAGCTGCATATTTGCAGGTGCAGTACCCAGTGATGTAGCATCAGCATTAACATACTGATAGTCCCACTGGAATACCATATCTTTGTTGTAGCAGGTGATATAACCACAACCAAAGGTGTTGCTGTTGGTAGTATCAGCAGTCCAACCCACAGTATAGATGTTACCTACTTCATCAATGCACACATCTTTAGGATAAGTATTGTATCCAGTATGATAGATACGTGACTCAACACCACCAGTAGGACTGTGACGTGTTAGTAACTGTTTACGGAGACCTGCGTCACCATCCCAATACTGTGAGATGGTGACGATACCATTCGGGTGTTCCTGACCACTAATCTCTTGAATATCGTTCGTAGCATCACCTTGACCAATAGATTTCGTAAACGAAGGTATATCAAAATCATTCTTAGCGTTGTCAGTTTGAGAAGGATCAACGTACAGATAAGCAGGGCAAGAACGAACAGCTTCGATTCTAGAATCAGCATCTGTCTCCTCAAACGTTTGCAGGAAGATAGAAGAAGAACTTCTACGATCAGCACGATCCCACGCTCTATTACCTGTAGGATCTAACTGTAAGTTAGTTTGTGGTGCTTGCCACAAGAAACGTGTAGCATATGTACCAGTGTCAAGTGTAACTAACCTAGGACTTGATGATGCGTACGCAATGTAATTATTTTGTGTAGTAACACCAGCGAGAGTACTAGGATCATCTGATTGATCGCTACGAGTGTTCCACGTTGTGCAGCAACGGAGGAACTTATACTTCTCATTTGTGTTGGTGTTCTGGATATTACGATCAACAATGCAATCTTCCCAACACTTCACAGTAGTTGCAGGAGTATATGTAAATCTCCTGCGGATCTCATTGTATTGATCATCAATGACAATAGGTCCAATCAAGTCACCATTGTGAGGGAACTTGAAGATAACATTGTCAATGAAATTACCAGTAGATCCGACAAGATCATCACCAACTCTCCTGCCACTGATGATCATATTGTTGAAAGCATCGAAGTTGATGGAGTCAAGCAAGACACCACCATCATCCATAGGTTCATACTTATATTTTGGTTTTGTGGCAGAACCAGTACCAGAAATATCTTCGTTTTTAATTGCTCTTACTTCTCTAATATAATCAATACTTCCATCAAAATTAACTTTTGCAATAAATCCAAAATATGAATTTTCATTATTCCAAGGAGAAGTTGTGGTAGTTCCAGGTCCTCGGTTTGACAGAACTACGTTTCCAACAAAGTAGATACCATTAACAAATACCTTGGAATCAGCAACACTGATGTCAGCACCACCAGCAGGAGTAACATATGAACTAGTACCACCCCAGTTCATTCCACTGTTCATATCACGGACAGCTGCATTAGGTACAGCAAAGAATGTACGTGCCCAATCAATAGCATTGCTAGCAACATTCTTTTTGTGTAGACCAACAAAGTTAGTATACCTAGAGAGCAAACTGCGACCTGTAGCATTGCTATTGTCGCGAGTGGAAGTACCAGAGTTAGCAAAAGCTCTAGTAGGATCTGGTGTTAATCCAGCAGTGCTAACGTATTGATATAATGTACCCTCTGCTTCAGGTTCAGACTCAACTTTACAGATTTTAGGAGGTGCAATACCATTCTGTGAATAGTATGTCAGATCATATTCATCATTATCCCAATCAAATGTAAGATATGCACCAGTATTTTGAGTATCTACGTGAGCACCATTGTTACCTGTATCATACAGGAAATAATCGCTACCAACGCTGTTAGTATCTTTGTAAGTATGCTCCTTACAAGTACCAGTCCAGGGAACAATCAGTTCTCCACCTTGCGACAATGTAATATGAGCGTTCTGATCCCAACCACCAGGATACACGATCTCTTTAGCTTCAACAGAAACACCAGAGAAAGGAATCTTCAGCACTTGCATTGTGCTGCGGGACAGACTCATATCTTGAGCAGACGCATTACCTGCAACTAAGATATAAAACTGATTGTTAGGAATATCCAGAGCAATGTTGGATGTCACCTGTGGGCGACCACCAAACAAAGGACCGTCAAGAGAACTAGCTTCACTGGTTTTCTCGCCAGTGTGGTCTACACCAAGAGTAACGTGGGTCTCGCTAACGATTTGACCATTAGTTCCTTCATTGATTGCACCATATCCACCAATGTAAGGATAACCACCACTATTGCTTACGAAACCATAACCGTCATAGTTGAAGGCTGAAAGTAACTTCAGGTCTGGTGCACCGTGGAACATTCTCCAGCTATTGCTGGTGTTATAGTTTCTATTCTCAAAGATACCCATCTGCAGTGGGTTAGAACTGCTGTTGATACCATTGATACCAGAAGGATATGATGCAGCGTTAGATGTCTTCCAAATGTTCTCCCACTGTCTAGTACCAGAAGAACTAAACTTACAGAAGTGGTAGACAACATCATTAGTGCTGTCATTCCAACCAGCACTAGCATAGGATGCTCTCTTTTGATTGTAATTGTTAGCACCACTCTCGTTCGTGGTCTCTGCAACTACAACAAAAATACTGTTATCTGTTGTGTCACAAGCAAGTGCACAAGGATAACAGTTCTTTGCAGAAGAAATAGTATACTGCCAAGAAATAGCACCAATAGCACCAATCTTAGCAATAACTGCATTGTATAACCCAGTGAGCACATTACGCTCACCATTTAGTGTATAGACTTCACCAGAGGAGGATGTAGCAACATCGAACATTCCAGACGGTTGTCTATAACTGGAATTGTCAGCGGTATCACGCTTTGCTTCGTAGATCGTATAGAAATTGCCGCCGCCCCCCGCAGCAGCCATTCCCTTTGCTGCAAATAATGGCATTTATCAGAACTCCTGACCAGAAGTGAATCCGTAGTAAATTGTACCACCATTGAATGTGGTGAAGAGGAAGATGTCTGTTGCGTTGGGGTTAGTAGACACAGTAGGTGTCACATTACCTGCCCACTTAACAGTTCTTCCAAGGAAACTACTGAGATCAACAATTCTACCGCCTGTAGTATCTTGTGTCAACACAAGGATAAAACTAGTTGATGCACCTGCTTGCTCACCACTGATACTGAAAGAGTTGATGTTCTCTGTCAGACTAACAGTGAAGATAGATGCTTGTGTGAGATCAAGAGAAACAACACCTGCGCTAACACTCTCAGCAACCACTGCTTCGGAGTATGCAGGAACGTGGAGTCTTGCTGGTGTACTACCCGCAAGGAATTGGAAGAAGTTAGTGCTCTCGTTCCAGAGAAGTTTAGTGTTGAGAGATGTACCACGCTCAATCTCAATGCCAGCACTAGCATCAGAGTGAGTAACACCAGCACCAGTCTCACCAGAGTTGAGAACAATAGTATTATCAGAAATGCTGGTGTTTGTAGTGTTTACTGTCGTTGTCGTCCCCGAGACCGTGAGATCGCCAGTGATAGTAGCGTTTGGAGCAGTAAAAGTGTCAGTAGCAGCGTCATAACTGAAACCTGTTTCACCAGCGAATCCAGTACCAGATTTATATTGAATCTGACCGTCAGCAGTACCACCAGAGGCAGACTCAGTACCTCTCGCCAGATACTCCCAGTGAGCATCTAAGACATTATTTGCAGATGGTGCGTTACCAGTGGTATCTGATACACAAATGTATGCAGAAGTTGTGGCACCGTCATAATAACTAACAGCGTCATCTATTTCATAAGCGGTGGCACCAGCATATGTGCCTCTCCACTTAATTTTAATCTTGCCAACATCGATTGTGAGAGCCATCTAACTCAAGGGTACTTGTTCTCTTTGTTTATTTATGGTCTACGGAGGATCAACAACCCACCGCCACCACGTCCACCATTACTGCCACCAACAGCGACACCAGTGGAGTATGAAGACTGATTAGTCTGTGGTGCACTAGAACCACTGCCAGGTTGTGTTTGTCCCTGTGTGACACCACCGATAAAACCTGATCCACCGCCACCAGCACCAGGACCAGTAGGCATAGGAGGTGTTTCAACCATAAACTCAGCGTTCATACCATAGTGTGCACCACACTGATAGTAGTATGTATCAGCATCACCTGGCGAAGGTGTCCAGGATACTGTGCCATTATTTGTGCCATTATTAGTAGGACCAGTGAGAGAATTTGATGCACCAGCACCTAGTGAACCCTTCAGGTAGAAGGGGTGTGCTGCAGCATTAACATTAAACTCTACAGTATCACCCTCATAAATTGTGACACTAATGTTATCGCCACTGATAGAACCAGTTCTATCTGTACCACTCAGTGTGTATGCAGAGAAAGAACTAGCAGTTACATCGATGCTGAAAGTTTGTGCTCCACCAGTAGCGGGGACCATATAGTCATCACCACCACCGCCACCAAAGTATCCGCCACCACCTGATGCACCAACTTGATTGCCAGCACCACCACGTAAAGCAGAACCATTGCAAGTAGCACCACCTCCACCACGGTGAATACCACCAGCAGTTTGTGTAGCACCAGTACCAGAATAGTTTGTGTCACCAGCGTTGCCTAACAGACCACCACCAGCACCACCTAAAGCAACAGCACCTGCGCCACCACCACCGCCACCAGCGATGATTAGTGCATTAGTTTGTGATATTGCTCCACCAAAGACACCAGTGTATCCACCACCACCTGCACCATCTTGTACGTGTGCAGTTAGAGCACCAACATTACCAGCACCAGTGTTGTATGCATTGTATGCATTATTATTGTCAGGTGTTTCGCTACCGCCTTCACCTGCACCACCAACTATAACATTGTATGTGGTACCTGCTCTGAAAATATAAACACCAGAGGCATAACCACCAGCACCACCTGAAGGACCCTGACTGTTTCTAGTACCACCGCCACCAGCACCCCAAGCTTCAAGCTGCAATGCAATGTCATTACTTACTGTGAATGTAGTGGCATAGTAACCAGTACCACCCTGTGCTTCAGCATTGATGGCAATCTCAGTACCACTCTCCAGTTCGTAACTATCGGTCAGTTGCCCCGCAAATTGTAATGTAGCTGTAGTAGACAGTTCACCACCACCAGCATTTCCTGCTGCAAAGATAGAACCTCGCGCCCAACCGATAGGACTCATTGAAACTCTGCTCCACCAACGAAACCGTACCAAGTAGATCCACCGTTCGGGGTGGATAATGTAACAACGTCCACATAACCTGAAGTTGTGGACAGAACTGGAACAGTACCACCAGGCCACTTAGTATTAGGAGGCCAAGTAATGTTAAAGCTACCGTTAGATGTCAACACCAGTGTGATAGACACTGCACGTGCACCTGCAGGCAGGTTAACAACCATACTGTTAATGATGTCATTTCTAGTAACTGTGAAGACAGATGCTGATGTAGCATCCAGTGTCAACACATTAGAAACAATACCAGCACTCATCGATGCTTCATCAAAGCATCCATTAACTCTGAATGGATTGTTGCAAGTAAAGATAGTAGGAGTAACCTCTACTTTATTGACAGTATTCAAGTCCACCTTAAATGTAGGTGCTGCACTGTCAGCGTTACTGATATGCAGATCTCCACCATCATTATAGATGGTAACAGGTTCTGTTCTCAGTGAGTTTTTATGAAGATGCACACCAGACTTTTGTGCCTGTGAGGTGTTTGGCATCACCTCAATAAATGTACCCCACGCATTTGTATGATCTGATCTAAATCGTGCAACAATATCGTCTTCAGTTGCAGGTGCCAAAGACAAAACATCCAGTCGTGATGCAGGTACAGCTGTACCAATACCAACACGATCAGTGGTGTTGTCAAAGAAAATACCACTGGTCTTTACAGAAAATGATTGTCCTGCTGACAGTCCAGTAACATTGACATTAGCAGGCATCCTGGCATTGTCTAAATTACCAGATGTGACCTGTGCGGCAGAGATATTATATGTAATCTGATTAGCACCTTCCCAGATACTACCAGCACGGAACGAACCAGTAACATCTAGATCGTATGCTGGTGATCCAGCAGCACTACCAGTGACAGCAATCGCTGGCACATTCAGTACATCAACTGCAGGATCATATGTGAACGAGGCATCAGCATCGAGTGCAAGACCAGACTTAACCTGTACTTGATTGCTAGCATTACCTCCAGGTTGCAATCCACCAGGAAGACCACCACCAGCAAATAAGTTCCAGTTAGCAGTATCTACAGTACCAGTAACTGACGGCACTGTGTTAGTGTTCGCTGCTACTGCGATGTAACTACTGATCGTGGATCCGTCGTTATACCACACAAGATCATCCACCACATATGCAGTGGATGAATCCCAGTTTCCTCTCCAGGTAAGTTTAATCTTACCTACGTCGATAAAAAATTCTGCCATTTATCTTACAGTGACGACAAGATGCCCATTACTATCTATATTGAAATCCAAACCGCTTGGTGCGAAGAACTGGTGAGTGTTCAGATTCGAGGAATACTCTGAATATGAAATGTTCGTCTGTCTACCAGCGTAAACAACTGTTAAGTTAGTATCGCCTGGTTGTGGTTTGCGGATGATGTAGTAGTCACCAGCATCACCAGATTCTTTCCAATCAACACCGTTATATGTCTTAAATGTGCTCTGCGCAGTATTGTAGAACACTTGACCCTCAACAGGAGATACAGGATCAGTAGCACCAGTGATGTCAATCTTGGATGAAGTTGCTGCACCATCAGCTAACTTAGGTGAAGTCACAGCACCATCACGCATTGTGGGTGTGGTGACTGCTTCACTACCAGAGACTTGATATAACTTAGGTTCAGTGATTGCTCCGTTCTGAAGGTTACTATCGATGATACCACCTGGGGCGATCTTAGCTGCTGTCACAGCATTGTCTCCCAGTTTCGGTGTCGTCACACTCAAGTTAATGATCTTGTTTGTAGACACCGACAGGTCATCTAGCGTATCCGTCTGGACTCGCGTGAAATCTTGGAGCGTACCAGTAGCGGTTGCAGGCGACTGGAATACGTATCCTGGCGAGTAAGCAGAGTAGATACTACCATTGTAATAGCGTACCCTAACGTAATAGTTAGTAGAAGGACGGATAGAGTCAAGGGGAATCGGGAATGTAGTACGGTTTGTAGTGTCTTCTGTAGCAACAATCACGAGGTTTGAGAACCCAGCATCAGTAGCAACTTGCCAGTCGCTGTGTACGTGAGTTTGTCCCGCAGTTTGTGTTGCAACGAATACTGATGTTGTCACATCCATTCTATCATAGATAGTGGATTCGACAATGCTGCTGACGAAAGGACACTGAAGTTCAGCAGGAACAGCACTGGTGTTAAACAGAACAGGTTCAGACCATTCTGAATACCAACTGGTATTTTGAAGGTCAACGTATTCATAACGAACACGAACATAATAAGTACGTGCCTCCTCTAAGATACCAGTACCAATGGTAATAGCGATCTTATTGTTAATATCATTTGCAGATCTGAAGATCAGACCACTAGTATTTTCAATTTGAGGAGATTCTGTACCACCAGCATTAGGTGCCTGAACACTGTTGCTACCAAATGTTGTCGTGGTTGCAATTTCCCAAGTAGTTGACACGTGGGTAGCACCATTAGCACCAGTAAAACCAGATGCTGTGATAGTAGGTGTGATAGAAACGCCTGTAGCGTTAGCAACAGGTGTCAGGATTGACGGTCTGTCAATGTTAGGATTGACATTTGTCTGAGTATCTGTATAGAAAGATACAGGTTCGCTATACTCAGAGTTGAGTAAAAGATTATCACGATAACGTACTCTCACATAGTACAGAGTATCAAACACCAGCGATTGTGGTGTGTACTGTGTCAGACTAGAAGGAGAATCTAACAGTTCCTCAACAATGTTATTGAAGTGGTAGTCAGTAGCAATCTGCCAATCAGATCTGACGTGAGTGTTGTTGCCATTGAACGGAGACGATACAATGATCGGCACCAATGGCGTCGGTGAACTAACACTCGCCGTTGGAGTGTTAATGTTAAGTCCAGTATTAAACTCCGCAATCTTGGACCAGTTAGAAATCGTACCGAGACTATCACGGTGACGAATTCTTGCATAATAATGTTGTCTCAAGGAAAGATTACCTTGAGGAAGTGTTAACGAGTTTAAGTTAACTGTATCATTCTGGTTGTACACCAGACTACCGCTGTTAAAATCTTTAGCTGTGGCAATCTGCCAGTCAGTAGACTGGTGAGTGCCAACACCTGTCTCTCCAGAGAAGATGGAGGAGAAGAAGACAGGTGTAAGAGAAGCGGGTGACGGAACTGCACCCAGTGCGGGTGGTGAGATTAATGCCATCTTTCTTGTTTCCTATACTTTAATTTATGCGCAAGTGGGGTTACAGTCACCCAGATAACTAAAGAGGATCGGGAACGGTGCAGGGATCTGGAAGTCCAGAGTCCTGGGTGAAATTCCGTCTGTCACCTTGATTTGTGCGACACCTTCCATACCGATGATCGGTTGCTCTTCGTGACCGCGATCACGCAGAGGTTTAATGAAGTTACAGAAGTAATCATTAGAAGGTGTGATGCAAGCTCCGTTAGAAGTGTATGCGAAATCATATGTGTGATCCTGGCAAGGATCAGCAACTGCGACGAGGTTAATCAAGTCAACCAGATCAAACGGAGACTCAACCAGTTCCACCCACAATGTGTAAACCTTTTGGGTACCACGTGCAGGGAAGATAGCGGGTTGAATGTCATTCTTCACTGTGAAGTCAACAGGTAAGTTGACGTTAGTGTCACCACGGAACGGGCATTCGCGAAGCAAACCAGTTGCTGTTGCAAGTTGTCCGCTGTAAGTATTAAAGTCGCCAGTGTTAACGATGGTAGGACCGTTGGCGTGAGCAGGATTGTTTAAGGTATAAACAGTTCTGTTGCCACCGTTCACGGTCTCCATATAGGGGAATTCATTAATCAGGCGCAATCTCCAGGTAAATTGACCAGCATCGATAGTGTACGAGCAGGTCACATCCTGAGTACCATTGTTAGTGATAGTCAGGTTTTGTGCACCCTTGTAGTAGTCTTGAATCTGCAGGGTATTGATATCAATGTAAGGCAATGCACTCAGAGGTTCAGGACCAACGTCAATCACGAACGAGCGAATAAACACGTTACCGAAGTAATCACCACAGGTCAGTGTTGTATCCACAAATCCTTGATCGTGACGCAGGTAACCGTTAGAAACGGTACCAGACCAACCGTTGTCGTACTCATACCACCACATACCCAGTTCAGGTGGGTTTGCAATCACGCTAATCTCGTTAGACACAGACGAAACTGCTGCACCATTGGAGATCGTGAGCTGGAAGGAATAAGGATCGTTCTCACCATTAGGAATACCCTTACAAGGCAGGTCTGTAACACGGATCACAGAACCGTTGTTGTCCAGAGGCGGCAGCAGTTGAGAAGAAGAACCAATCGGAATCTCAATCTGGTTACCACCGTAGTTCACGCGAAGCGGGAATTCTTCGTCGAAGGAGATATAGTTCTCGATATAGCTGCTAACGCCGTCTTGAACACAAGAAGGAAGGTAAGCATTTTGAACATTACCAAAATCTCTTCTAGATCTGTAGTGAGGAGAATTCAACGGCACATATGTGCTGAAAGTATTCTCGATCGTATCCCAGTTGTAAGACTTAACACCAGTCGAAGTGTTGTAGTCATACAGTTTCTTGTACCAGTTGTACTGAATGTTTTGGTCAGTACAAGACAGGTTCACAGGATAACGTCCTGCCTTAGGAGACTTGTTAGAAGACTGATAAGGAAGTGTGTTGGGGAAATGTGTCAGACCACCATATTCTGTGATCACCGAGTATGTGCTAGCAGTAATTGCAGTAGCACCAGAACTCATATTCAGCAGAGGCTGAGCAGGCAATGCAGGCAGGTTGCTAACAGTCAGTTGAACCGAGTTACTAATAACTGCATTGTATACGCTATCGAAGTCGATGTGCTGAGTTGCAAACGAGCTACCACCTTCCTGACCGAAGTAGATAATATCTCCAACGTGTGTCTCAAGAATGATAACATCAACCCAAGCGCCAGGAGTACCAGGGGTACCGTAGCGACGGACGATATTGCTTGCTAGTGCACTACCTGTAGCGGACTCACGGATTTCAAGATTCTTACCTGTCCAGGAAGAATCACTGATGTCAAATCTGTAAGTTGCTCCCTTAGGTGCCGTGTACACTGTAGAACCAGATTGGTTCACAACAACAGCATAGTCGTTACCGCTAGCAACCAGATTAAATGTGCGACGGAAGCGAAGCTTACAACGGAAGAACGCATTTGCATACTTCCACCACTTGTTAACAACCAGATAACAACCAGTCAGTTCACGTTCGGCAACATCTTCATATCTCTCCATATAGGAGTAGATTTCATCACGGTTTTCAACATTATTAGAGAACCAGTCACCTTCCTCAAGCATACAGGAGTTGCCAGGTGTAGCAAGACCAGTAGAATACTCGTTCAGGTTATACCACAGGAATCCATTGCCATCTCCCTTATCACCATAGACTTGCCAGAAGGGCAGGTAGTCAAAGTCGCTGTTTTCGTATGCAGTTTGATTGACCCACAGTTGGAAAATCTTATAGAACATTTCACGTGCTTGCCAATCTTGACGTGCCCACACATCATCATCTTGAGGTTGACCATCTTTCTTGGTAACAGCAGCATAATCAATGTTCCTGCTAACTGGTTGAGCAATAACAGTAATGTCTTGAGTAGTGGTTGTGGTGTTGGTAAGTTGAATAGTATAAGTTTGAGTCTGACCAGAGATGTTCTCTTCGACAGTCAGTGTCAAGTCAAGAGTAGTATTGTTAATCAGAACACCACTCAGAGTACCCAGTTCAGTGTCGAATACCAGACCAGTGCCGTCGATGCTATCACCAGTCAGAGTGTAATCTCTGGCGAAGATAGATTCGTTAGCATATGTTCTCAGGAATGAAACACCAAGTTGCAGATTGACGGTATCGCCAATGTTATAAGTGCCAAGAGGACCAGCAGCAGTGTACCAAGTGGTAAGGAGGTTGATGTAAGGTGACACAACACCTCTCATCACGCCACCATCAACACCACGGTCAACAGGCAGGTTCATAATCTCAGTACCTTGACCCTGACCAGCATCTTCCTGAGCTTCAGTCTGGAAGTACAGTTTGTGACCCACAGGGTTGATATCCATCCACTTCTGGACGCCATCATTGTCCTGGTGTGTACCGCGCAGGTTAGAAACCTTCAGGTAGTTACCACCTTCTTCAGAGAATGCAGCAGTAAACTGTGCTGCATTAGGTTCAATCTCAAAGCGTTGGTTGACAGTATCAACATCAGTGATGGTGTGCCAATAGCGTTGCATAATGTTGAATTCGATGCCACCAATGTCATAGACATAAGACTCAGATTCGTTAGCAATCTCACCAGGGAGTACAGGATCTGCTCTGAAGGACGGACCCATAATGTATGGGAACGAAGGTTGCAGGTTATCATCTTCAGTGATGAAGTATGCATATGTACCGTTCGGGTAGTCAGGAGTCACACAATAGCGACCGTTAATTCTATCAAGGTCACCAGTGATGATACGCTCACCCATATTAGAGTGGTTGTAGCAGAAGTAGAACAGCGATTGAGGTGCGTTAGATTGAGGCGTGTACTCAACACTTCTCTGTGTAGCAGTATCGAATCCAGCAATATATGCTGCATAGTCAACCTCAACACCCTCAAGTTTGTAGACAACACCAGATTGGAAGACAGCGTTAGCATCACCAACATCTTGTCCAGCAACGTGCCAACCTTGTGCAGTTGCCTCACCATATACTGAGAGCAGCATAGCGTGAGAGGTGTTAGAAGCATCACTCAGGTTGAAGATATACTTTCTACCCTTGCGGAAATTAAACGAAGGTTTCTCAACGGTACCAGATAATGTACCACCAGAGATGTAGTAACGACCACCGCTACCAGTTGCAGTAGCAGCTGCTGCCTGAACATTAAATGTGGTCTCTAATGCATCTTCGTCAGTGTTACCAGGATGCTCAAAGTCTTCAATGAATGATCCATAAGGATAGTTGAGGGTAACAGGACGGTTAGCAAACATATCAGGTGTTCTGCCAACCAACTTCATCAGATAACTAGGCTTCATTCTGATAACAGCAGAGCTGCTATTCATTTCACTGGAATATCCGTAAGGACCATAGATCGGATAACCATCGAATGCAACACCAAGGATCTTAGAGTGACCATCAGCGTGACGCTTGTAATCACCCTGAATGTCGCTGTTCACAGTAATGCTGTGACCCATTCTCTCGTGATTAGTACAAACATAGTACATCGCATTAGGTGCATCAGTCGGAACAACAATCTGCACCGAACGTGTTGCTGCACTATCAAAAGAATTCACATAGGTAACGGCATCAACCGCTGCACCATTAAGGCGATATGTGACATTAGTAGCATACTTAACACCACCGCCAAAAATGCCATCGTCAGTCGTACTAAGATAAATTGGGTGCCCATTATTGCTCGAATCGTCCTGATTGAAGATATAAGTGTTGCCTCTAGTAAATGTCAGTGCTGCACCTTCAGTGGCTGAAGGGAAACCAGGACCAGAAAGCAGGTAACCGTTAGCAGAACCAGTACCGAACCAAGGGTGAGCAGCAGTCTTAGCACCAACAGTAACTGTATATGTCAGTGTGCTGAATCCTAAGTCGAAGTAAGAACCAGACAGATAGTTGGAAGCAGCAATAGTTGTGGAATTATAAGCAGCAAGGAACTTACTGCTGTTGTATCCATAGATATTAGCACTGCTCGGGAAACCACCAAAGGAATCTTCACCAACCAAGTTACCATTAGTAACAGTGTTGTATGTCCAACCAGGAGTAGGACCTTGCTCATTGCTGTAGTCATACAGGAATACGCCTGTAGTCGTCATACCGAACGGAGCAATCGAGCGGAGTGGTTTACTATCTGGAGTAGCATCAGCAAAGTTGGTACCACCTCTCCAGTTGATATTCTGGTTAAATGCCTGATCAACAATGCTGTTGGGGTTACCAGCAGTAATTGCAATCGAAGAAACAGCAGTTGCCTGAACACCACCAAACACATTCGGAGCACTAATGTTAACCGTAGGTGCGGCAGTGTAGTTTGTACCAGCGTCATCAATCGTCAGGGAGCTAACGTAACCATCCAGCACCGAGATGTTAGGAGATGCAGCAGCGCCAACACCACCGCCTCCAGAGAAGGTGATCGTTGCACTGGTGTATCCAACACCTTCATCGTCCATCGTGACACCAGACACAACACCGATCTGTGTACCAATAGTAGCACCAGCAGCTGCAGGTTGCTCAAAAATCGGGTTTTGTGGTGGAGAGTTGCCTTCTACAATAGGATCACCATAGTATTCATCACCCAAGATGTAAGGGAATGCAGGTTGATTAGAGTTATCAACCGTCATAAAGTAAGCGTAAGTACCACCAGGGAACTCAGGTGTCACACAGTAACGACCATTTCTGCGATCAAGGTGACCAGTTCCCGCATATTCATAGTCTTCCACGAAAGAACCCAGAGGATATGCTGTCGTAGATGGTGCATAACCAACAGGTTCAGAAAGTGTAATCGTACCCGTCATTGCCTGAGCATTCTCAGACACATAGTAGTAGGTACCTGCCGCAGCAGTTGTTGTGTTCCACAGAATAGTAGCGTTGTAACTACCATTGTTCGTCACAGAAGCAACAACCTGAGTCGGGTTGTAAGGAGCAGGAACAGTCTGGATCCACATCGGGTGGGTCACAGTTGTACCACCACCGCCACCAGCAGCTTGGATAGTGATCGTGCCGACCATACCAGAGTGGAACTGACACTGGTAGTAGTAAGTACCAGCGGATCCAATTCCAGGTGTCCAGGAAACAGTACCAGACTCAGTACCTTGGTTAGTAACACCAGAGATCTGGTTGCCAGTACCAGTACCAGCAGAAGTCTTCAGGTAGAACGGGTGACCAGATGCAGACACCGTGAAGTTGATAGTATCACCTTCGTAGAATGTCAATGCAGGATCGTTACCACTGACGTTACCAGATCTGTCGGAACCAGAAACAGAATAATCACTGAAACTAGGTGCAGTAACAACTAAGTTGTAGGTTTGTGGTGTGCTACCACCGCCACCACCAGTGGTGTAAGAAGCATTAACGTTAAGCACAAGGTTGTCACCGACGTTAGCAGCAATTGCAACGTCAGTACCTGTTGATTGTCCCGTGAAATCATAGTCCAGCGAATCATCTGCAGTGACAGACCAGTTGTAAGTAGATCCACTATACTGCTGACCATCACGCTGTGTCTTCACATTCCAGGAAGACTGCATTCTGCTCAACGTGGTCGGAGATGCAGGGTTATTGTAACCAATAGGACCGTAGATCGGATAACCATCATATGCATAACCAATCACAGGAGAGTGAACTGTTCCGTTCGTGATGTCATCACCAGTGTGGGATGGCAGCGCAGCAGTGTTAGCAGTGGTGGTAACAGAAGCACCGTTGCCGTAACCACTGTACAGCGAACAGTAGTAGAACAGGTTAGGAGTATTAGGTTGGAGTTGCAGGTAGAGACCTGTGCCAGATTGACCGTCTCCAGGTGTGCCCTGATAGCGGGTGCCAATCTCATACTCTACACCACCCTGAATGTGTACACCATCATTAGTTTCCGAAACACGGAAAGGATAACCTGTGTTGGTAGAGTCGGACTGATCAAAGTAATAAGTATTGCCTTCAGTCAGAACAAGGTTAGGTGTAATACCACCATTCAGATAATACTTGTTACCAGATCCAGGATTTGAAACTGTAACAGTATAAGTTGTGGTAGATCCCTTCCAAGTATTGAGGAGGAAGTTGTTGTTAGTGTAGTAGTATGCACCATTGCTATCAACGATGCCACCACCATTGTCAGCACCAAACTTGGCACTATTAAAGATTTTGTTGAAAGTATAACCATCAGGGCAACCAGTGCCATCAGGTAGATCTGTATTCAGACCGTGAGAATAGTGACGCAGTTGAACACCATTCAATGCAACACCAATGCTAGTAGCAGCAGTGGTTGAAACGTGCGGATCATCAGCAATGTTTCTACCACCTCTGTATGTAAAGGTGTGGTTGTAAGACTGACCAGTAATACTGTTGCTGTTGTTAGCGTTCGGGAAAGAACCATACAGAGCAGGTTGTGGCAGGTTGTCTGCAGTAACAACCAGTGCTCTTGTAACAACGTTCAGCGAAGATGTAGTGGTAGATCCACCACCAGACACGAAAGAAGCGTCAGGAGCGTGAACTGTGTTACCCTGGTTTGCAGGAGCAGAAGGTGCGATCGTAACAGTAGGTGCTTCAGAGTAACCACTACCAGCGTTTGTGATAGTAATGCTAGTGATCTCACCATCAACCACAACTGCTTGTGCTGCAGCACTAGAACCGCCACCACCAGAGAATGCAATCGTAGGCAGGTTAAACGGATTGTAACCAGAACCACCGTTGGTAACTGTGATACTTTCAATACCACCACCAGTCAGTGAGATAGTAGCAGTTGCTGCAGCGCCAGAACCATCACCAGTGATAATCACGTCAGGAGCAGAGGTGTAACCAGAACCAGGCTGGTCAATATTGATGCTAGTGATGTTACCACCAGTCAGTGTGATACCTGCTGTTGCAGCAGCGCCAGCGCCACCACCACCAGTAAATGAAACTGTAGGTACGCTAGTATAACCAGAACCTTGGTTCTGAATCGTCAGGTTGTTAACATAACCTGTAGTACCACCAGAGGGGAACACACCATAGTCACCAGGCGCAGGGTGGTTATCGGAAACAATGTTTAGCAGACCACCTGCAATGTAGTATGCAGCAGTCGGGGATTCTGCACTAGAAACCCAAACGTCGGTAACAACATCAACAGCAGGGATTGCCTCAGGAACGCGAATCTGAATTCTGTCGCCAATTTGAGGATCAAATCTTGCATATTCTGTTCCCAAAGTGAAAGAGATAACGTTAGATGCAGCACCTGTACCAATCTTGGTATTGATACCATCAAAAGTAATCTCATCAATGTCGTCAACAGGATACACATTGACACTACCGCCACCATATTCTTCACCAACGGGGACGCCATCACGCTCATAATCCCAAACAATATTCCGACGGAGCCACTCTTTAGCGAGTTTAGGCACAGACTTACCACCGTAAGTAACTCTGTTCTGATAATTCATTCTGCCCAGATACTGAGCAACAACACCAGCAGTCAGTGGACCAGAGAACGATGTACCTCTAATCAGAGCATAGTAAGTGCTACCAACAGAGTTGTAAAGAGTGTTGGTGTTCCAGTAATAATGCGGGCAGTAGATAGATTCTCCAGGTGCACTAGTAGTCACACCTGAGCCATAGTTAGAGAACTTGGAGAAGGTATTGATGAAACCCGTCGCACCGACAGAGATCTTGTCACTAATACCCTCCATATTATATCTGTAGTCCTGAGGACCAGCAGTACGAGGACCAGGGTGGAACTTTGCCTGATAACCACCATATCTGGTGTTGTAACCGAAACCGTTACCAGCGGAGCGCACATAAACAATGCCAGAATCACTGACAAGATTCTCATAGTCATCCATAGCAGTGTCTGCTTCATAAGCACCACTATCGAATCCAGGTTCGTTCTGAGGAACATAAGGGAACACCTCAGAAGGAATAGCACTCACACCCAGTGATGCGTTCACAACAGCAGGTCTGTTGTTACCCTTCCAATCAGGATGACTCGGATCATTGTGATTAATGATCGCCAACATTGCGAACACATAGGTAGACAAAGCACCACTGCCCTGACTATTCTGCACTTTCAGTGCATAAATTCTTGCTTTACGAGCGAGACCGTGCTGCAAACCAGCAGCCATAATGGCACACTCTGTACCGTGACCATTGTCATCTTCGTTTGAGTTTGCTTCACCATTAACAGTATAACCAGAGTTATACCCAGGAACCTCATAAACTCTATATTCGTTCTGATTAGTAAGATCGTTCAGATCACCTGCATAATCAGGGTGGAACAATTCAGGGTGAAGGTTAGCACCTGTTGCAGATGTAGGACGTGATGCACCACGGACACCAGAGTCGATGATGTAAATATCAACACCATCACCTTCCTCGGTGTAAGAATAGAGACCGTAGTCCAAACCATTCTGCCCTTGCGTCAGACGTGAGAGGTACCACTTAGAGAACATCGTCACCTTACCAGAATCGGTAGATGCGACTGCTTCGTTATTTAGAATACCGACTTTAGAAGTTTCTCTAGCGTAGTAATAGAGCTGCTTCGGAGTCGTCTGACTCATCGTCAGTTCTATCCGCGCCCCAGCAGTACCAGGAGTACCAATACGAGACACACCAACAACGTATTCAGTGCCTCCGTTGTGAGTTCCATCTGGGGTCTCCGAGAATGCCAGGGTGTAGTTGAAGAGAGACGCCGATGAACAATCAATGTTCAAGACGTGTCCTGGCATTATATAATTGATTTCAGGGTTCTGAAAAGACCCATTGATATAAAACTTAGGACCGTAAGATGTATTTGTTACAGTCAGGGTAACACCGTACTGTGTACCAGCACCAACGGTGTAGGGAATAACGTTACCGTAATCAAGGGGTTTAATTTGCTGTGCGAGACTTTCGGTAGTATCTCCTTCAGCGACTAGGGATGCAGCAATATCATTTCTATTTTGCAGGGTAGATGTAGGAGGATTGTTTGCCAGATCCTCCAGAACTTCCTCGGGGCAGAACTGCACACCACCTTGTTCCTGACCTGCAGGATCAATAGTGATCTCTCTATCCCAGATAGCACCAATAACCTCAGGGAAATCATCACTCTTCAAAATAGTGATGAAATTATCATCTTTGCTTGCAAAATCAAGCATCACTGTCTTGAGTCTACTCAAGTCGTGAACATTCTGTAGTGAGGTAAAACGCTGTTTTGCTCTCTCGATTACAGCGTGTGCTTGATTTTCTTTAGAAATCCTTGCAATAATTCTATTGCTCATTACCCGAAATGAATACAGTACTTTCCCTGAAGGTTATTTATCAGATTACAGTTCTGCTTTGCTTCGTATCAGGTACATATGTTCCTCGTCAACGAACTTCTGCAGTTGCCACGCTGACCCTCCGTGTTGCAAATCTTCCCGAGAAAATTTTTCCGATAATTCTCTATTCATAAGGCGATTTCTGCCAAATGCTTCACGGTCACTAATGTTACGGAACATCGACTGGTGCCACATCAGTGCAACATCTCTTACACCATCAGTAACTTCAGTAACTTTATGTCGCAACCCTGTAGGATAACTAAATGCCCATCCAGCAGGTAACTTAACAGACAAAATTTCTGTACCAAGTTCTATCAGCAGTTCCCCACCTTCATAGTCATCAGGATTACTAAGAAAGATAGTTGTACTGACATCAGAGCGAAGTTTTTCATCGCCTCCCATTAATGTCGCATCGCAATGCCAATCGTAATGATGTCCTGGCAGATAGCGTGCAAATATAGGTAACGTCTGTCTGACTGGTGTTGTGAAATTCATCACCACGTGGTTTTCTTCCCACGAAGGTTTGATGAGATCCCACGCATTATAAGAGTTAGGATAATCCATCTGAAGATTACTCTTCAGATTTTTATCTGGGGATCCTGTGTCAGATCCATCTATCCAATCACAAAAATCATAAAAGTTACCGACGTGCTTTAGTTGTACTTCACTCAAAAGTTCATAACGATAAAGCATAATTATTCAGGTTTAGTTGGCCAACCAGTAAAGTTATCGGGGTTATAAGGATCTGCCTGTTGCCCAGGAAGATCTCTAAGTGCTTGACGATATGTTGCCCACTCTGTTTTCTTTTCAGCGGTGAGGGGCGAATCAGGAAGTTGTGTCCAATCACTATCAATCAGTTTTTGGTTCCTGAAAGATTTCAATGTTGCCAAATTAGCAGGAACATTTGTGTCACCAACAAATTGTGACTCAGCAACAATGTTTGCTGCTTGCTCTGCGGCATCATCTCTCCACTGCTGGAAAGATTCTTCCAGTTTTGATTTCAGACCATTATAAACCTTGGTTGCTTCAATTGCAGCAGGACCACCATTGTTAGGAGTTCTATTGTAATTGTTAGGAATATCACCAGTCATATCTGTCTGCTCAGTGATGTAGTGAGCAGGGAAATCTAATCCATCTCCATCACTAAACGGTTTCCAGTAATAGAACCAGTCCAAGTTATCTACACCAGGAACGTGCCACGTACCAGTGATCAGAGGAAGAACCAGGGATTCCCACTCATCATTACTCAAGACAAACTGAAGAATTCCATTGCCTTCCAGCAAGAAACCTCCGACTTTCTTTTGTTGTACGGAAATTACAAGATCCGCTCTACTGAAATCTCGTGCTGCCATTTTAACTATTGAGAAGATACCACCCAGTCAAGATATATTTATCGCCTTTAAGAACTAGGTTCCCTTTATGGACGTGAGTATATCCTGCTGGCCAAATAACAAGGGTTCCTTGGTTTGCTTTAATGCGACGCTTCTGGTGCAGAAACTCAGTTTCACCACCTTCATAATCATCATTCAAATAAATCGCCCACACCAGAACCCTAGAAGAATGATCTAGACCCATCGCTTCATAATGAAACTGATGATAACCACCACCTTCAGGGGTGTGTTGCATCTTAATAGATGTACTGATCAGACCCTGACCACGAAGTTGACCATACTCAAAAATATAATGTTCTAAAGCAGACTGAATATATTGATGTGCTATCTTAGTAAGTTCGTGGTTATTATGGTTCAGAAGAATCTGATTATCATTCCTACCAAGAGAACCATTATGGAACTGAAATCTACCATCACCAACATTATCTTGAATGTCGGGAGAGTGTAAGGAATACTGATCCTTCAGTGTTCCCATCCAATCAGTAAATTGCTTACATACAGCGGCTGGCATAAGTCCATCCCAGACGCCTATAAAATCTTTAAATTCAACATTAGTAATGTTTTCGTCCAACATCAGTTCGATGGGACGAATAGGGGGTACACCTTCCATAATTAATCAGGGATAAATCGACACTCCACATTCGTTGTAGTTTCCTTCGAGACCACCGTACTGTGCACGGAGTCCGAGTTCGTTACTAGCACCAACACCGATGCCATTAGCATCATTATATATCGCTTGGTCCAAATCCGCAAGTGTTGTAAAAGTAGAACCACCATTTGTTGTGTGCTGGTTGATAAATGCATTCATCCAACCATCAAATGCAGCAGCTTCAGGTTTTCTAGACAGAATAGTACCAAAACTGCTCAGAATTTGTGCGCCAATCTGACCATATGTGAACGTACTCACAGCAGTCGTACTAGCATACGAAGAGTTTGTACCAGTAACAAAGTATCTATTGCTACCACTATTGAACGGATTGTAAGTATATGGTGCAGCAGTACCATATCTCAGGTAACCAAAGACGGTATCACCATACCCTGCAGGAGTTGTACCTGTGCCAGCAGTACAGTTGACAGTAACAGTAACTGTTCCGCTAGTACCCTGACCTGCAGGACCAGAAACAACCAGTTCGTAATCCTTACTACCGTCAGGCGGTGGACCCACACTGAAACTATCCGTTGTGGTGCCAGACAGTTGACTTGTGGTGAAACCAGTAGAAGACACCACTGTAGTGGCATCAGTGGAGCTCCAGGTCAATGTAGTTGTGCTGACAGGGTTAGCAGCGCCGCTACCAATCTCCATAACAGCAGGATTAGCAGTCAACGTTGCTGTAGGCAGTTGTGTGACTGTAACTGTAACAGTATCAGTTGTTGTACCTGCAGCGTTTGTTGCCGCAATAGTATATACTGTAGTGGCATCAGGCGAAGTTGTATAAGTGGTGCCAGTCAATGATGTCTGCGCATCCCATCCAGAATCTGCAGGACTAGAACTATATGTAATAGATGTAGCACCAGTAACAGTGATATCTAAGGTAGCACCAGGATCATCGTCAATGTTGATACTAAGGTTAGAAGAAGCACTGGTATCAATTGTGGGAACTGCCAGAGGATTAACCGTCAGTTCAGCAGTTTCTGTAGTCGAACCATTAGCATTACTCAGTGTAACAGTATAAGTTGTAGTTGTTGTGGGACTAACATTAACAGACTGATATGCAGAACTGCTAGCACCAGGAATGTTAGATGATACAAACGTTGTAGCATCATAAGAACTGTAAGTAACGTTAGCGGTCTCACCGAAGTCAATCGTACTCGGAGTAACACTCAGGTTGATTGTAGGTGCTGACGGAACAGTCACAGCAACGTCTTGCGTCACTGTAGTTGAACCATAAGCATTGCTCAACGTAAGCGAGTATGTCGTGGTCGCCGTGGGGGTAACGACAATGCTCTCCCCAGTTGGTACAGTAGCACCAAAATTACTAGCATCAACTGCAGTAGCACCAGGAGCACTATAAGTAATGGTGCTAGAGCTACCACTACTAATGCTGTCAGGAGAAGCAGAAATTGTGATAGAAGGTGCCGCAGCATACGTAACATTCGCATAACCAGTCTGTACCAGAACACTTTCATTATAGATTTGAATAGTATAACCAACAACTTCACCACCAACAGCAGACCCTTCCAGAGTCATTGATACTGTATCGCCAACAATGTAACCGCCTTTAGAGTTAGTTCCACTACCGCCGACGTTGATAGGTGATCCACTAACATTACCACCACTGGTTTTAGTTACCAGAATATCGAAATTATAAACAGCGTCACAACCTGCAATAGTGAAACTGGTAGACTGAGTTCCAGATGCAGTGGTAGTTGAGATGTTAAGAGGACCAAATGCATCTGGAACGTTGTCTCCAGTATCAGCAGGCGGTGGGGGAGCAGTGTATGCAGAACTACTAACTCCCAAGAAAATCATATATGCAGTTTCTTGGAATTCAGGTCGAATAGTAGGATCATTATCCAGACCCAGAGTAATACCTACCTCAAAAGAACATTGCGTTGCATCCGCTCCCTGCGGTTGCATATACGCTGACATTTGTGAGTGTGAAGGTCGAATGGTACAGGAACCATTGTTGATGCTAATGTTACCTTCATTCTGATTATTTGCCTGAACACAATAGGCATTATACCAACTATTAAATCCGTATGCTGAAGAACTTGAACTAATATGACTGTTCTGACCTCTGTTTCCAATGGAATCTCCCCATCCTCTATGATAGGATACCGTTCCAGTAATACCCGACTTGAAAGAAAGCCAATGTGAGTGCTCCGCTCCAGCACCTGCCTGATCTGGCCAAGTATAAGAAGGACCACCTCTAGGATTGATTTTAAAACCAGTGTCGCCGTTACCAGGGTTGGTTCTATCAATTCTTGTACTACCACCCTGACTTGTGGTACTTGTCGCGTTTCCGTGATCGTGAGTAGGTTGAGAATTAGCGGTGTGATTCGACAACGCACCACTATCGACTACAATATGTCCACCAGAAAGAGATACAGAAGACTGTGCTGTTCTACTAGTGTTGTAAGAGATATTAGGTGATCCGACAACCTGTACTCTAGGTGCAACATCAGGAAGTCTCAGAACATTTTGACCACCATATGATCCACACGTATCTGTGTCGCCGCTATCGTGATCTTCTAATTGAGGTGAAGATGCATCTTCAGGTCTAATTCTACCAGTTCCGATCGGTCTTCTATCACGCAGATCAGGAACATTAAAAGATCCAGTAATACTAGGGAACGAAGCTTCATCGCCAGCACTACCACCGTAAGTATTACCAATAATTTGATACAGAGCAAGAAACTCGTTAGGGTTCAGACTTCTGCCATTACATTCTTGCCATCCATCAGGAGCATAATAATTACCATTAGAATCTTTCGGCATCATCGCAATGGTGCCGACTTGGACTCCTGTCCACGCTGGATTCGTCTCGGAATAATACTTAGACATTAGAATTTGATGATATATTCTACGATCATATAGGGAGTTGTCACGTGATTTAAACTTTCTCTAGGATCTGCGTTGACATTTCCTTGACAGGAACTACCAGCAAAACTAATCGTAACCTGCTGTCTAGTGAACTGCAGGTGCTGAGCGACACTTTGACCAGATACACTATGATTGTGATTAATAGTACCGCCATTGTGGGAGATACTAAAAGTTTGAACATTACAACCAGTCAAATTGATATCAGTGTTATCCTGCATATCAGTATCAACACTTTCAGGTCTAACATCACTTTCTTGCCAAGCAAAACCACCGTGATTATGACGAGCAACGTTCGCCGCTGATAAAGATGCAGAACTGAGACTAGTTCCAGTAGCAGTTAACTGCGGATTGCCAGAAATGTCAGCAGTCTTTGCTGCTCCAGTAACAGAACCATTAAATGTAGAATTCACAGTAGGTTGAATAGTTGCTCTATATCCAATACCTGCTCTCTCATATGTTCCGCCACCACTCATTGACATATTGCCAGTAAACTCTTGACCAGCAGTACCAGATGGAATAAGTACCTTTGCGCCTAAGTTAGGAACACAAAATGTACCTGAAACAAAATCTCCAGCAGCATCAAATGTTGGATTTAATAGATTAGAACCCAGTAAACCAGGATTAAATCTACACCCAGCAACAGAACCACCACCAGTAGGACCGACGCCAATAATTCTAGCAAGAGAAGGGTAATCTCTTGCTTGATATATTTTACCGTCGCACCTTAAGTATCCACCAGGAACTCTCTCGTCTTTTTCCGCAGTTGATTGACATTCTCTAGAAAAAGGGACAATAACTCCTGGCGCAACTCCCTGCGCTCCTTTTACTCTAGAATATACTTTTGCCATTAGTATGCTTTGATAATGTATATTGCAGTCTGGTACGGCGGAGTAAAATCCAAGGCAGCGTTACCTAAGCCTGGATTATTATTTAGGGAGATATTGTCACTTGTGTAAGACTCTTGATAGTTAGGAACTTGCATTCCTGCAGGATTTACATCATAACTAACTGAACTGTGCGAGTGTGCTCCACTAGGAACACTAAATCTATTGTTCTGATCATCATTAGGACAACCAACATAGTTAGTACTCTTCTGATGCATACCACGAGAAGTTTGGAATGTTTGGTCACCACCAGATTCAGCACTAGGAGTACCACCATACTGGTTAAGAATAGTATTAACGGTTTGGTTGTGACCGTGTGCTGGTATGTTCTCCAATGACATCACCCTAGGTTGAACATATGCAGTCTGAGACCACATATTACCAGAGTTCTGAACTTGAGAACTATTATAAGAAATAGTTTTATTTGGTTTGCCGTCTACATTCCACTGTGCATACAAACCAACGTTATCAGTGTTGTTACCACCCTGACCAGTATATGTACTTCCTTTGTGGAAAGGTACTCTACCGTTGTTTAAATTAGGAACTTGAAAGTCACCAGATTGATCAGAACCACCATAGGTATAACCAATAACATCCTTTAGCAAAGGATAGTTTGCATTCTGATATGTACCACCATCACATTCCAACCATCCGTGGGGGATGTCGCCATTACCCCCAGTCCACGCCATAATTGTACCGATCGCGGCATTTTTAAAGCCGCGAACTTCTGCTAGATTCTTAGACATTAGAGTTCAATGAGACGCCAACCAATAACTGCGTTGATATAAAGGAGACCAATACCTGCTCCAGGTGTCTGGATAACCAGTGTGCCGTCGGTAGCACCCTGAACAGGAATAGCGGTACCTGTCTTAACGATAATCGACTTATTATATGTAAGTGCATCTGTCACGTCAAGGATACGAATCTGATCACCCTTCTGTGCAGAAGGCAGTGTCAGTTCAACACTTGCACCAGAGAATGTAGTGACATAGTAGTTGACGTTGACTGCCAGGTTAGTATTGGTGCTAACCTCATCCCAGCGGCGACCAGCAGTAGGTGTGAAGTAACCAGTGACCTGATTAAGATCAACGGTACCATCAGCATATACCTTAATGTTGTTATCACCACCATTGTTGATGTCAAGACCACCACCGTTAGCAGTGATGTTTCCATCAACGTCAAGGTTGCCACCGATGTTAGTATTGCTGGCAACACCAAGACCACCGTCAATAACAACAGCACCCTCATCATTGTCATTAGACTGCGCAGTGCTGTGTACTCTGAGTGTACCAGAGTTATCGGCATCGTTACCAATAACTGTGTTACCTGTAGCAGAATCAACGGTGAACGTTGTGTCAGCATTGATGTCAGTCTTCTTAATAGTAAGGTCATCACCCAGTGTCAGTGCACCAGTGGAGTGCATTCTGGAGTTAGGATCAGTCTCTGTACCATCGCCAACGAAATCAATCTGACCAGTAGGCACCATCTTAAGGCGCATATCGCTGTCATCGAAGACAGTGAATGCTTCTGTAGAACTGATCTCGATCTTGGTAGAACCGTTGACCCACAGTTTCTGCAGAGAATCAGGTGTTGCTTCACCAATGGACACATTGCTGTTGAGATCCATCTGGATACCGCCGTCGGCATCACCGATACGAGCGGAACCATCTGCCTTAATAACCAGTGTTGCGGTAGAAGCATCATCAAAGTGATCGTTGCTCCAGACTGCATCACCAACCACAAGATTCTGACCTTGCAGAGTGGCGTAGTTGTTAGCACGATTTACATCATCTTGCTTGATATCGATACGAAGGTTGTCCGCACTAGTATCACTGTCAAGGCGATACATCTTAGCGTTGCCGCCACGGATGAACAGGTCCTTAGTAACAGTCAGGTCACCAACCAGTTCGTGAGAACCGTTGCTAAGAGCAGTCAGAGTACCGTCGATAGTCAGGTTACCGTTAGACTGACCACCGCCAACAGATTCAACCTCACCAGATCCAGCAGCGCCTGCACGAACAGTAACATCGCCACCGACCCAGAGACCCACAGAAGCGACAACTTCTGTAGAATCACCAGTGTTGATCGAGACGCGACCAACACCGTTGCCATCGTCATCATAGACGCGGAAAGCGTGGATGCCAGTGGGGTTCAGGTTGTCGCCACCAACCCACAGGGAGTTGCGGAAGATACCAGAACCTTCAACGTCCAGAGTCTGCTGAGGAATCACGCTACCGTTAGTAACGCGAGTGTTCTTCAGGTTGACACCCAAGCGCATATCGCTGCCTGTAGCAATCGAAGTAGAACCAGCGCCAGTGGTGTAGGTGGTCAACGCATCAGCGCCGATAACACCCCATTCTCTCCATCCGTAGGAAGGAGTCTCGCCTTGCTGGAAACCATCGATCTGACACCAGATCCAACCCATCGTGGTGTTGTAGTTGATGTTAGCGATACGGTGTGCTTCGCCAACAGTCTCAGTACCACGCAGTTCAATCGTACCCTCTTGCTTAAAGGATTCCGATGCAGGAACAGTCTTGTCCTTGGATGCCTTGATAGAATAGGTAAGACCAGAGGAGACGTTTCTGGGGTTGAGTTCCCAAACAGCAAACTGAATTGTGTTGGGTTTGAAGGGAGGGTTGAAGACCATATCAGTCTCAACCAGTGCGGGGTCAACACTAGAAATACCAGTGTTAGCAACCGACTTGATTGTCAGTGAACCAGGGTCATCGCTACTGTTAGCAAACTGATCACCAACCTCAATGGTGACAGGTGTGGAGAAGAATGTACCGCCAGGTGCAGAGATCTGGAAGTCATTTTGCAGGTCAAACTTGACTTTGTTGTTAACAGTCAGAGTATCAACCGTGAGATCGTTGGTGTTCTCGTCTTCGTCAGCGTTCTCACCAGCAACTCTCAACACAGAGTCATCAATCTTCGTCTCTTCACCAGAGATAGCGTTGATACGCTGGTTACCCACGAACAGGTCACCGTTAGCGTTCAGACCAGAGTAGAAGACCACACCGCCGTCTTGACGCTTCGCCTGAGAGAA